GATCCCCCGCCGAGAGTGCCGTGTTCGAGACACCCGGACGCATGATGCGAGACGCGAACTGGATTTTGTTCACGTTCCGCTCCGGCGCGGACATCACCACGCGGCGGACCTGGCCCAGCATGGTCGGCTGGACCAGCAGCTTTCGGATGAAGCTGCCGGACTGCTCCACGGAGAGCTTGCCACCATTGGACTCCAGATCGGAGACCGCGATGTCGGCCTTTTGCAGGAGCTTCTCGTTCTCCCTCATGATACTTCCCCTTCTACAGGATTAGGTCGAGGCAGGGCCCGCGCTACTTAGCGCGAACCCCCGAGGCCATCGAACGCGGTCATGGTTCCGTCCCAGATGTCCTCTTCGGACTTCCGGACGCCCTCACCGCTCTGCTGAACGGTGCTCTTGCCGGTCCCACCCAGACTGGACAGGGCCATGTCGAGGTCCCCACCTGCGGATTGCAGGTTCACGACGCGGCCACTTGCTTCCTGGGCCGTCTTGGCGACGGTCGATGCCTCCTGCACCCCCTCCTCCGTCTTCTGGAGCCGTTCGTCCATCTTGGAAATGGCCTCGGCCATATTGGTCATGCCGGTGGCCATCTTGGCGACGAGCGCCCGGAGGTCATCGTCGGTGCCCTCGACGCAAGCCGGTTCACCCTCGGGCTTGCCCCCGTCCCCCGGATTGCCGTCCCCCTCCTTGGCCACGGGGGTCTTGCCCTCGGGGTCCTTGCCCCCAGCGGTGGTCGCGGCAGGCTCGCCTTCGGCGGGCTGATTGGATGCCCCCGCGTTGGCGGCTTCCTCCTTGCTCACCGGGGTGTCCTGCCGGGGTGCGCCCTTGGGTGCTTCTTCGAGACCGTCGAGGTCGCCCGGCACCGCTTCCTTCATCTGTCCGTTCTTCATGTCGCCATCCTCGTGGTCGGCCTTCGATACACCCCCCAGGGCACCCCCGGAGAGGGTCGCGTGCTCCATCTTGAACACTTCCTGCGGCAGAGCCCCGACCATCTCCAGAATGTGAGCAGAGAAGGCGTTGAGGGCGGTTTCGACCGTCCCCCGTGCTTCTGCCGGGGTGTCTGCGTCCATCATCGCGGACCAGAACGTGTCCATGAGTGCTTCCATGGCCCAGTTCACGCCCGGAAAGAACGTGGACCCGCGCATGTTCTCCTCGAAGTCCGCGGACATCGGGAAGGATTCGAACATCTTAAACACGCGATCCGTTGCAATCGCGATGTCCTCGTTGAGGGCAATGAAGCTGCCCTCCACATTGAGATTGGTTCCCTCGGCCATGTACATGACCTGATCCCCATCCGCCTTACGGAGGGGCTTCTCGAAGCCGAGGGCGTCGATCTGTCCCTTGTACTTGTCCTCCGCCGACTTGCGGACGACCACCGCCAGAACGGAACCGGGCTCGGTGGTGCCACCCTTGAGGACCCCCGACAGGCGGTCCATCAGAGTGGACGGCTTCACTGGTTCCCCGTTCTCATCCTTCACGATGCGGAAGGGTGTACGGTTCGACCCACGCTTGACGAGCGACACCATCGAAATGGACGGGTTCTCCAGCTCGGTTGCGATGACCTTCGCTTTCGGCATTGTTCAGATCCTCAGTGCATCCATGAAGGTATACCTATGCGAGTGGCCGCTGGCCGTCTCGGTAACCGTCCCCGCTTTGATCACATGGGAGTGCCCGCTCACTTCATCCGTCCCGCCTCCGAGGAAATTCCCCTCGTCATCGAAATTCAGAAAGAACTCGTGCTGGTGATCGGATTCAACGGCGGTGTCCCCCTTGAGAATCCCATCTTCCGGCACTTCGATTTCGAGCACCCGCTCCACGCGCTTCCCGTTGCCGTACATCGAGAAGCCGTTGATGTCCCCTTTCTTCACCTTGGTCCAGATGTCCGGGTCGGGGATGTGGACGCCGAGCACCCATGCCCCCTTGGCGAAGTCCGGATCGGTGTCCCGCGCGATGAAGCTCTCGACTACGAAGCACCCGACCTCTTCGAGGCAGTGTTCCACGTCGATCTTCGTGATCCGGCTCTCTCGCATGAACTGATGCGCCATCTCCTCGATGGTGGCGGCTTGCATGAAGTCCCCTTGAGAGTCGGGGACCATTGGCGAGTACACCTCGCCGTAAACGAGGTGCCGTTCGTCCTCGAACTTCGAGAACTCGACAACGGTATGTCGCGGGTTTGTGTCCATGGGCTGAGAAGTTACTGCCACCAAGATTGCTTTACAACTTGCACTCAAGTGCAGGGGTGCACGCGAGTGCAGAATCTCAGCCGAACAGGGAGGGGAACATCTTCTTCAGGAGGTCTTCCGCCGCCTTTCGATCCAGACTCGGGAGGTCGTCCGTGCGGTCCTCTTGCCGGGTGCGGTCCTTGTTCTCCCCGATCTGGAACATCAAGTCCGTTGCCGCCGTGGCGGACGCCCCCCCTTCCGAGAGGGAGCGGCCCGGTGCCACTTCCACCGTACCCAGCGTTTGCAGCCCGGACTCCACAGGGGTACTCGGCACGGAGACATCCCCGACCGAAGTGGCGATCCCCCGGCACATGGGGTGGTACGGGGGAAGTTGCATCCCGTTGGCTTGCAGGTCCGAACTGGACATCTTCCCAAGCCGCTCCACATTGGCCCGGGACTGACTCGGCCAGGGGGCAATCTGCCGGAGGTCGTTTGGGTCCTGCCTAGAGAGCATGGACGTGGCGTGGGTGAGCGCGTCATTCACCGGGAAGACCCGCCCATCCATGGACTGGCACACCGGGCAGGTCCGTGAGTCGAGAATCTCGCTGACTGCGTATTCGGCGATGCCACTGAGGGCAGCTTCCCCGAGGAACCCGAAGCTGGACAAGCGGGACACGTACATGCTGGAGGCCACATCCACGTAGGACTTGCCCCCCACCTGAATCACGGTCCGGAGGGCCATGCTCTCCGCCTTCTCCAGTGTCTCGGACTCCAATGCCTCTCGCCTACGATCTTCGATGATTCCATGGGCTTGAGTCTGGAGGGCGGGCTGGGCATTCAAAACCAGAAGGGTTTCGATCTGCGTAAGCGCCGTCTCCAGAATCTCCACCGGGGGACGGTCCGCCATGGAGCTGTTCTCGGACCCCGAGATGCGAGAGGCCCCCAGCAGGATGGAAGCCAGGCCGATCACCTGCACGTGCTTGCGGGCTTTGCCCACAGCGGTCTCGAAGCTGATCTGCTCAGCAAGGTCGTGCGCGTCGTCCCACTTCTCTTTGTCCACGGCGGTCTGGAGACGCTTGAGCAGACTGCTCTGGTTCTCCAGCCAACCGTCGAGGACCCGATCTACGAGCGAACGCTCCAGATCAAGGAAGGCCTCATGCGTGATCGTGGTCAAGGCACTCACCCGCCCGGGTCAGGAGCGCGCTGGTCCCCGCGAGGTCCGAGGGGTCCTTGACCATCCGCGTGCCCACGTAGTTAGAGAACAGATTCCGAACCTCCGGGGTCATGGTCTTGATGATGCCCCGCATGGCTCCGACTTCATCATCGGTGAAGTCCTTGTATCCAGAGAGGTACCCAGACCAGTCGTTGGCCAGCTCCGTGAGGAGCCACCCGTCCATCTTGCGGATTCTCCCGTTTTCGGACGCTTCGATGGTGGTGTCCCCGCCGTCTGGAACGCCCTCGTCGTCCTCTTCGCCGTTGCCCCCGGTGGGGTTGTCCGGGTCTGGCTTCGGCTCGCCTAGGAGGCGGTTGACGGCTTCCTTGACGGCGTCCTGATTCTCTTCTCCTGACTCGTCCAGCGCGAGAGACAGCCCTGACACCTCGTTCATGGCGTCAAGGCGGGAATCCTTGGTCGCCACACCCTGAGAAAGCCCCAGTACCTTGATCTGGTTCTCCACGTCGGTGACCGACAGGGGCAGGGACCGGAGCTTGAGACCCGGGGCGAGTTCCTTCATCACGCTGAGGTTGATGATTTCATCGAACTCGTCTCGCTCTGGGGCAAACACCTGCGCCTCCGCCACCATGTAGCTGGCCTTGGCGGTGTTCCCCTGCATCGCCACGCAGCCGTTCCTGCGGGTCACGAACACCCCGGAAGGGACGGAGAAACACCAGACCTTCCCGGTGTACAAAACTCGACTGCGGTTCTCCGCCCGGACACGGTAGGCCCCCCGATCGGACATCAGAACGCGGTGCAACAGGGGGCGCCCGTAGGTTCCCGGGCGATCTTCCCGGATATTGGCCCGATACCCGAGCTTCAAGGCGATTTCCTGCACCTGATCTGCCAACTTGCTGGAGCTGGTCGAATACGCCATCGACGTGCGCCCCTTCCTCGAATCAGCGGTGCCGTCTCCGCACACGAGTGCAGAAAACAGAATCTGAAGCTGGCGCTTCGACAGGCCGAGAGCCCAATCGGGGAGGCACTTGGTCTCTGCTTTACCCACGTTCTCCCGCATCCACCCGTGCAGAGAGGAATCCTTGAGGCGGACATACTTGACCGGCCCCTCCCCACGAACCACGTGAGGAACCGGGATGCGGTTCACCCATTCCTGAATCTCCGAAAGATGTCGATCTTCGTGCTGCGTGATCTGAACTTCCGAAGAGGGGGTGACACCACCGTCACTGACCACCCAGCCGAGCAGGGAGAGGAAGTCGTCCCCGGGGATCGAAACGGGGTACTGCTTCCGCGCAGTCGGCCCCACAGAGACCGGGTGAACCGGCACGTCGAATACGTCTAGTTCTTCCCCGGAATCCCATTCCACCGAGGTGCGGAACTTGACGTTCGTCGGCATTTCTTCGATGGGCTGGACCTTCCAGTCGGAATGCTCGGTCCGGTACAGCATCCTGTGACGGGGGGTGACCATCAGGTCCATGCCCCGCCCCGAGAAGGCGTGCATCTCCACATCTTCGACATCATAGGTATGGAGCGCACTCGGGAGGACGAACTCCATAGCCCCCGTGTCGGGGTGGACCTGCGCCACGCGCATCCCGGGGCGGTATTCGCTCCACAGCTTCCAGCCCTGATCCGTCAGGGCTTCAGTCTGCTCGTCATAGCACGCGAAGTTGAAGTCCTGTGCCTTCCCGAGAAACAACGGCGGCAGGCGGAACCCCGTGCGGACCCGCTCGCT